TCCTATAGTCTCTATCAAATTTTATAATTTTAGTTGAATTTGATTTATAGTATGCTGGATATTGCATCCTAACAAAAAATGCATCATCATTTTGATTAATTGGTCGATTTTCGCCAGTTATTCCAATTTGATTGAAAGAACCACTTGCAATAAACTCCATCCAATACTCTAAAAAGTTGAGCATCTTATAATCTCTATCAACATAAAAATCAAGGGTTATTTCTTGATACAATCTACTATGTGCAAATTTCTCCTGAATTCCCATATAGTTGCCATCGATAGTGGTTGTCGCCAATTGTGTTGTTGGTAGGACGGCACTATAGCAAAGAAGACCTGCACTTTCAGCAATAAATCTTCTATCTATTCCTTTCCTTGAAAGAAAGGAAACTAACTCATTAGGAAGAGAACCAAACTGCACCTCATAATGAGATGTTTGTGCTAAGTTTGTAAGTAATGGTTTAATATCCGATATTCTACGGGGTCTTACTGCCACTCTAAATACCTTATATGAGTTTTATAGTATTAATTATTTAGATGTCTTACAAAGGAAAGTATAAACCATCATTCCCAAAAAAATATAAGGGAGACCCTACAAATATTGTTTATAGATCTTTGTGGGAACGTAAGTTTTGTGTATACTGTGACACTAATGAAAAGATATTAGAATGGGGCAGTGAAGAAATGTTTATCTGGTATCGTTCACCCATAGATGGTAAACCACATAGATATTTTCCAGACTTTTATATAAAAGTTCAAGAGGCAAATGGCACGACAAAAAAATATCTAATAGAAATCAAACCAAAAAAACAAACTGTTCCACCACAAAAACCTCAGAGACAAACGAAAAGATACATCACTGAAGTTTATGAGTATGCTAAAAATCAATCAAAGTGGGAAGCAGCAAGAGAATGGTGTGCTGACAGAGGATACGAATTTAAAGTAATTACTGAAGACGAATTAGGTATTAAATAATGCCCAGAAAAACTCTTAAACAGCGAAAAATAAATCGAATCTCACCGATTGTAAAAAAGTTAATCGGGACAGAATCTGCTGACGATTTGATGATCGAGTTAATGAGTATTTTAGAAGAAACTAGAAATCCTCCAGAATCTGGTAAATTTTATATCTTTGTATATAATGCTAAAACTCCAAATGTTAGATATGACCAGAATCCACTAGTTGCTGTAACTGACGTATTTACTTGGGGATTCAGAGGTCTTAACTATCATTGGGGAGAAGTTAGACAATATACTTGGGATGAAGTTGCTGGTGGTATGTATGAAGTTTATCAGGAAGAATTATCTGATTTAAGAAGAATACCTTTTGGCAATATCCGTCTAAATAGTTAGAAAAAGATAGATGGCGACCGCAACAAAAAATTTAAAGATATTTCGCTATCCATATAAAAAACTTGAGAGTAATGAAGATTATCTAAAAATAGAATGCCTAGAATATATTCCGCCAGGAATTAATGAAGATTTAACTAGTTTTGCACAGCCAAATTCAGATAATCAAAATTACCCTTCTTCTGGAACTAAGGATATAAGAGGAACTATCATACTCCCAATTCCAGAAAATCTCCCAATCAATGGAAATACCGTAAGTTGGGGTGAAAGTAAATTAGGAGCTTTACAAACTACAGCGTTGGGCGTTGGTCAAAATGCTATAGAAGGTGGTTTTGTTAAAGGTATAGAAGCTTTAAAAACTGCAGCCACAACTGGTATTAATGCTCTGCAAACTGGAAGAGGGCAAAAAATGACTCAAACATTTTTTGCAGCTAAAGCTACAGAACAATTACTTGGTCAAGATGGTGACTTATTTGGAACTATTTTAGGAAGAACTACAGGTGCAGTTTTTAATGAAAACGTAGAACTTCTTTTCAGAGGTATTACACTTAGAGATCCATTTTCATTTGTATTCAATATATCACCAAGATTTAAAGAAGAGTCTCAAGTTGTTAAAGAAATGATTGTGTTTCTGAAACAAGAGATGTCTGCAAAAAAAGGAAATACTTCTGGTGCTGCTGCAGGTCTATTTCTTACAGCACCTAGTGTTTTTAGAATACAGTATATGAGTGGTGGAAACCCACATCCATATCTAAATAGATTTAAAATTTGCGCATTAAACGGCATCTCCGTCAATTTTACTAGTTCTAATACTTACACGACTTACTCTGACGGAACACCAGTTCACATGCAATTATCACTTACATTCCAAGAACTGACACCAATTTATAATGAAGATTATCAAAATGCAGTCGGTACAGGTTACTAATGACTTATTTTAGAGAACTTCCAAATTTAGAATATCAATCATTTTTATCGGATAAAAAATCATCTGATGAGTATATAGTTATAAAAAATTTATTTCGTAGAGTTAAACTTCGTGATGATTTAAAAAATGTTTTTACAGTATTTGATAAGTATCAAATACCTGATGGTTCTAGACCAGATTTAGTTGCAGATGAATTATACGGTAGTTCCCAATATGATTGGGTTGTATTGGTTTGTGCTGGAATAACAAGAGTTAGAGATCAGTGGCCACTATCTGATAAAGATGTATATGATTATGCAGAATCAATTTATGGTTCAGAATTAAACTCAATTCATCATTATGAAACAGTAGAAGTTAGAGATTCTAAAAATAGATTAATTTTACCATCCGGTAAAGTCGTTGATGCAAACTTTACTATTACTGATCCAGATAACCCTATTCAGAACTTAAGTCCTTCACCTGTTATAGGCATATCGAATTATGAATATGAAACTAGAAAAAATAATGAAAAAAGAAGTATATACGTTCTCAAACCAAGATACTTGCAGCAAGTTCTAAACGATACCAGAAAATTAATGACTTATGATAAGTCATCTCAATATGTGAATGGTAAATTGATTAAAACAGAAAATACTGCACAGTCAAACCCATAATAATTTAAACTAAAAAAGGGCGAGAACTCGCCCTTTGATTGATATGATCAGTCTTCTGCTAGACGAGCGAAATAAGATAGCGCATCATCATCTTCATCTTCTTCAACAGCAACCCGACGAGTTGGTTGAAGATTATTTAGTTCATTACGAAGATTTTCATCAAGACTAGGCGCAGGACCGCGAGAATATTCTTCTTCTTCGATATCTTCAGGATCTTGATATCGTGGAGTGCCTTTGCTACCAAGAACATAATCAAGGCGCTTTTTCAGTTCATCATAAGATTTAAACTGATCAGGGGCAACAAAGTCTGAGAGAGAATATTGTTTTTTCCAGATCGATTCGAGTTCGTCATCATCGTCTAGAAGGGCGCCAGCAGCGGCAAACTCGCTAGAATCATAATTACGATAACCGGCAACGTTCTTTGCCTTCAGTTTGAAGTTAGCACCTTTCCAGAAGTCAAATGGATCGATTGCTTCCTCATCTTCAAACTCAGGTTGCATTGCGGCAGTGAGTTTATCAAAGATTTTTTTACCATACTTGAAGAGAAATACTTTTCCTTCATTCTGTGGGTTAGCGGGATCTTTTACAACGTAAATATTGCTGATATAGGTTAGTTTACGCTTCTGCTTACGTGCCTGCTCTTTACCAGCATCAGTACCGTTGTTCCAGAGTAGAGTATTGTGCTCAGAAACAGGATCTTTTTGTCCAAGAGTGGTTAGAGAATTCTCAATATACCAACCACCAGGACCTTGAAAGGCGTGAGAATATACTTTTACGAAAGGTAGATCTTCACCCTCTGGTGCAGGAAGAAAGCGAATAACAGCATAACCGTTACCACTCTTATCTACATCCAGTTTCCAGAGACGGTCATCAGAAGACCCACTGGTAGTGTTCATTTTTTCTACTTCCTTGACCAGTTTGGCGGTCAGGGAACCAAGTTTAGATTGTTTTTTAAGATCGGCAAAGCCCATTAGATTACCTCGGATAGTTTGGATTTGGGGGATTGACTTGGATATTCTAGCAGAGAAAACCCGCTCAGTCAAGAAATTTCTTGAGAGACTCGATGGTCTTACCCATGCTATTAAATAGAATGCCAATGTCAGTCTCTGGTGGGAAACCCATCAGAGCAATTGATTTTTTTAGATTCTCTTTCATTTCTACCGCTGCTGGGTCATCAGAAAGAGAAAGTCTAGTATACATGATACGTTGCTTTTCAAGAAGTCTAGACATTTTTTCAATGTGTTCCAGTTTATCTTCACGGGTCATCATACCAAAAGTCATAATGCTACCATAAAGAAACTCTTGAAGTTCATTGATTTCTTTGAGTTCTTTTTGTATTAGTTCTGAATCAAAAAATTTACTCATTTACGATTTCCCGTAAAATCTTTTTAAAGTGGAATACATCAATATTTAGAAATGGATTATATTTTTTAATTTTCAAACTTACGGTTTCCCACACTGGGTCTAAAAGTTTTTTATCAAAATCTTTTGAAAAATTGAATATTTTTTCGTAGATTACGAAAGTTTCTAGTGATAATTTCCCGCTTAGTAACTTTTTTAAAATCGTTGGATGTCCTTTGGAACAACTCAGCGCATCGTCTAATTTTGTTTCGTAAAACAATTCCTCCGATTGTTCTTTGAACAAGTAAGTCAAACTCTGTTGTCTTCGCATCCAATCGGCGTAAGTCCTTTCTCCAGAATTGATAATTTCTCCAATCCATAAGTTTTGTGGGTTATCTGCGGACACAAAGTTTGATACAAGAAAATCTACAACTTCTTTATCTGAGTACTTTCGACTTGTTTTTTCAAACCAGTATTTATCTCGCCTCTTATTGAATGAGGTTATACTGGCGCGAGTCTTAGCACCATATTTAAAGAAGTCGTATTTTGGATTTGTGAAATGATTTTTAAGTGACAAATAATGCTGATAAGTTTCAAAAGGAGTCACGATCATAAAGGAAGTTTAGCGCGTGAAGTTTTCTTCATAAAGTTGAGACGAATTGCGTCCCACTTTAATCGTTCTTTTAATGGTTTTGAAATAAGTTTTGTAACTGATTCAACTTCAAGATTATTGATTTCGCAATAATGAACAATTGCGTCAATATAATTTAGATTTTCATCAACTACAATTTTTTCAATCTCCAAAGCAAACCTTGATGGAGTAAGAAACTTATTTTCTATAACCTGTTCTAATTCTTTATTTGGTTCCATAGAGTTCCAATTTATCTCTAACAAACTCTCTAATGTATTCGGTGAGTAGTTTGATGTACTTTGATTTGTCTCTTTCTTCATAAACGACGCATTCTCCATTTTCGCAAGCCATAATGATTACAAGTTTTTTAACAGAAACACCAGTAAGTTCATACAGCATACAACCATATGCCATGCACTGTACGAAATAGTGTTCAATCCACTCACGTGGTTTTGGTTTTTTGGATGTTTTGAAATCGATTATCGACAGTTCGCCATCAAACTCGGCAATACAATCTACGGTTCCAGCAATTCCTAATTGTTTGCTATAAAGTGAACCTTCAAGAGCATGAATATTATTTATACGATTTAATTCACCTTTAGAAATTTTAAAGAGAAACTCTGAAAGAGGTTGAACTTCTGGTAGTTCTTCATTTTTTAGATGATGTTCTACCAAAGTATGCATATCAGTTCCACGACTGGTTGCCTGCTTTGTGATTTTATCCGCAGTTTCTTCTCCGACTTTTTTACGCCAGTCCATAAAGAACTGGCGATTTTTGTGACTTGTTACAGAA